ACCGACGCTGAACTCACAGACATCGCCATCGTTGAAATAGGGCGTGTACTGGGTCCACCCGAACTCAGTGATGGTCGGGTCTTTCAGGAGGGCTTGAAGGAGCGGGGCCAGGTCCTCAACGGGCTTCTGGTCCACGCGAGAGGAGCCCTCGCGCAGCTCACCCGAGACAGGCATACCGAGAAAGTTCGACTTCACAAGGTTGGTCATTCAGCGGCTCCAGGCTGGCTGAGGAGAAGGGTGGCCAAGGGGACTTCCTTACGCTTAGAGCCGGACATCCAGCCCTCGACAGGCATTCCCTTGATGTAGTCGGCCGGCGAAGGGAGCCAGCCCAGGTCTTCAAGAATGTGCCGCTCAGCAATCAGCCGAGTCGGCACCTTCACAATCCGATCGCCCTTCGGCACGTCAATCGTGTTTCCGAAGATGCGCTGTACCAGCCACACGCCTTCCGTGTGGTGATAGATGGACCGGTGGCGGACATCGCCCAGGATCTTCTTCGAGGAGTCGATGAACTCTTCTATCGGCAAGTACAACTCAGGTTCGCCGCCCCATTTGCGGGCCGCTGAAACTGCGTGGTGCCAGCTATTGATGTCGTGCTCCTTTCCCTACTTCCATAGATACAGGGCCCGCGTCGCAGTTTCAAGTTCTGTCCGAAAAAAATATGCACGCGTGCGACACGTCGCAGAACCGGCAGTCGAATCCAGGGTTCGCCGGGAAGTTGCCGGCCTTCACCTGGGCGTCCATGTCGGCATACCGCTGCCCGATCTCGTCCTCAGATACCTCGGACACCTTCACCGGCCGGGACAGCTTGCCCGTCTTGGCGAGGTACCAGTCAGCCAGCTCGACGTTCACGCCCCACTGCTGCCGCATCGCCACGGAGTACGACTGCAACTGAAACTTGCTCTTCATGCTGCCTGTCTTGAGGTCCCGGACCCTCACAGTCCCCTCACCCTCATTGAGGGCCTGGTCGATGAAGCCGCGCACCTTGATGCCGCCCAGCTCGACCATGAAGGACAGCTCCAGTGCCGGCGTCCCGTCCATCTGCTTCCAGATGGCTGGCTCGTTGTTCAGGCTCCACTCGACGTAGGCCCGCGTGTGCTCCAGCCCCAGGAAGTAGCGGCGCTCGATGTCCTCTCCGCCCGTGTAGCGGCCCGCAGCCAGCCACACGTCAGTGTTGGGCTCCTTCTCCAGAGCCTCGTTCGTCAAGGCCGTGTACTCGTCGTGGAAGACCTCTGCGACCTCTTCGGCCCCCAACGCACGAGACGACCTCTCGAACGCCTCAGCGGCGCTGTGAAAGGCCGTCCCGTGGTGGCTCCAAGCCGCGGGCCTGGGGACCACGCGCTCTACCCGCTGGAGGTAGAAGCGCCATGCACACTTCTCGTACTGCTCTACCTGACTGACACTTCTCGGCTGCGTCTCAATGCTCAAATGCGCCTCGCAAATCGAATGATCTTGAATGAACTACTGCCGTCGAGTTCGGGGTGGGGTCGATCGAAGCTCAGTCGCTCCACATCGATGGCGTTCCCGGCCGCCACCAACCGGTCGCGGATGCTCGTGAGACGGGTGTGCCCCTCCTCGCCCATCTGATCGGACATGATCACGTCCAGGTACTCGACTACATAGCTAGACGCTCCAGCAGGCTTGGCCTGCGTGTGAAGGAGCAGAAGTCCGAACGCTTCGTCGTCCTCCATGCAGCCCATGTCCGTGCACGTGGCGATCAGGTCGCGCAGCTCCTTGCGGAGAGCCTGCTCCCTCTCTACGGCTGCCACGAACTCACTGAGAGTGGAACCGCGCTGGAGTCCGTAGAAGTCCGGGATGGCGTGTTCATGCGGCACATCTTCCTTGTCGCGCACATGAGGTATTTGGCTACCCAGGACCGCCTTCGGGATCGCACCAGAGTCCTCGACTCCCAGCTCAAGCGTCATAACGCTCCCCAAGCCCCAACCCCCTGCGGGGGTCCTGTCCGTCACGTGTAGGGAGCCGTTGTGAAGCTCCTGTGAATCAACGTAGCAAGGTTAGGAACGCGTTAAAACCCCGAGTTTCCGCAGGTGAGACACCAAAACGTGTTCGGTGTCACATACAACCGTCTTACTGATCTTGAAACTGTGACACTGGGCGATCAAGGTTGGCACCAATCGGGCAGTACGGACACCTACGGATGAGTAGCTTCCGCTTGTGACTACAGTGCGTGATCAGTCAAGGAAGTTTAAAAGTACAAGATGCAACAACGCCCGTACGGTAATGCCGAACGGGCCTTCGGACATGAAAAAACCTCCCGCCACCTTCGGTGTGGGAGGTCCAAGTCAATCTACGCGCGGGGAGTTGGACGAAGTCTAATCCTCGGGCTCGTCCGGGAGGTCCAGTGCGGCCCGAAGCTCCCCCTTGGGCAGATCGCGGCCCTCGGGCCAGCGGATGACCATACGCCCGTCTGAGGGCTTGCGAGGCAGGAGAACCCACGGTCCGCCTGGGGCGTCAGGCTGGAGGTCCATAACGGCATTCTGCGACCTGATCAGACGATCGAATCGTTCTGCGGCAGTGCGCTGATTTTTAGTGAGCGCAGGGTCTCCGAGTTGCCGACGCAGGAATGCATAGAGATCACGCGCACGATTCAGGTGAATAAATTCACCCCGTCGTGTCTCTATCGAAGGCCACGCGGCTTCGAGTATTTCCTTTGCCACAGTCCGGAAAGGCGCACGCTTAATGCCCATTTGCTGAAGTCGCAAATTGACAGCCTGAACGGTGACGTCGAACTGCACGGCAATTTCCTTATCGGAAAATCCGTTCCTGTAGAGCTTCAATAGCTCCGGGTTGTCCGGCAGTTTCGTCATCTTTTCCGAGTCCTGTCAGTGTGGTTTCGTCACTGGGCGGTCAGTGAGTTCGGTTTCATCACTGGTGGGCATGGGTGCTGCGATCTTGAGACAAGCTACAGCCTTCGCCGCCACACTTTCAAGCCCTACCTGCCAAGCGACCTGGGACGGAGCAACGTCACACCTTGAGAGTGTGACCTCGATCTCACTTCCCCCAACTCGCGTCACAGACCAACAGCTTTGACACCGACATCCTTAGTGAGAGAGCGAGTGAAACGAGCGAACGAACGACCAAGACACAGTGTTAGAGAGCGTTAAGAAGTTCTTGTCTACTTGGCTGTAGACAGACTTTAAAAAGTCATACTTATAGATCTCATAAGCATCTCCTGTTGACCCTCTGTTGAGCGTGACCCGCTCCAGATGAGCCGTCCGGGAGACGGCCCCGGCTGCCAGACCAGAACCCGGCCGGGGCCTCAGACCTCAGGGAGGGACATGCCCAGGGCCAAGAGCATCTGCCTGAACACGGGCTGCCTCACCCCGACCGTGAGAGACGGTCGCTGCGGAGAACACCAGCTCCGGAAGAGCTGGGATAGAGCGTCTGCTCGAAATGCTTCGAGGCCCTCTGACTGGTCTCGGCGTAGGGCCAGAACCCTTGCCAGAGACCGGTTCACCTGCCAGCAGTGCGGGGCGAGGGAGCACCTTGAGGTGGATCACATCGTCCCGGTAGCCCGCGGTGGTTCGTGGGAGCTGGACAACCTTTGGGTTCTATGTCGGACCTGCCACAAACGGAAGACATACACCGAACGTGGCCATAGCTAAGCAAATAACCCACCCGGTCCCTTGAGGGCCGGGTTTTTTCATTCCTTAGAACCCAGGAGGCCATATGGCTGCGCGTGTAGCGATCCCGGTAACCACGTCCGACCGAACGGGAGTCAGCGTTCCGGCTGCGGTCCCCGGTGACGCAGTGAACTTCAACTCTGTGGTCAACAGCGGTTCCACGATCCTGCTCGTCAAGAACACGGGTGCCACGTCCCACACGTTCTCGGTCCATCTGGATCGCACGGTGGACGGCTTCGCGCCGGCACCTCGAACCAAGACCCTCGCGGCGGGTGCCTCGCAGATCTTCGGTCCGTACGCAGTGGCCGACTACGGCCCGATCCTCCACGTCGACGTGGACAACGCCGAGCTGACGATCCAGCCGTTCCGCATCTAATTCATTCCTTCCGGAGGTTCCCCCATGTCTGCCTGCCGCGGTGCATGCCCTGACTGCCCCTACGACTTCTGTGCGCCGGCCACGCCCGTGCGGCGGCCGACCAAGGCACAGGAGCGGTCCGGGTGGCGTCAGGACGCGCTGTTCGAGCTGGACGAGCTGGGGGACCTCTACGGGCTCGACCCCGAGGCGGTGAGACTCCCGTGACCAGAGGACCCCAGCCGAAGGAAAACGCGCAGAGGCGCAACAAGCACGAGCACGCACAGTCGCTCAGCAGCTCGACCACCGAGGGCCGTGCCCTCCCTCCTGGCCTCGGCATCAAGACCGCAGGAGCCAAGAGGTTCTGGAAGACGTGGGCCACCTCGCCGCAGGCCGGCAAGTGGATTGAAACCGACTGGGCAGAGCTGGAGATCACCACAAAGTTGGTGGACACCTTCTATCAGGGCGACACCAAGGTTGCCGGCGAGATCCGGCAGAGGGTTTCCAAGTGGGGCGCCACGGTCGAGGACCGCGCCCGCTTGCGCATGTCCGTTGAGGACGACCAGGACCAGGACCAGGCCGAAGAGACGGCCGGCACTGAGGCCACCACGACTGATCTGGATGAGGAGCTGTTTCGACTCCTGAATGACTGAATAGAGGTGAACGCCCTTGCAGACTGGCAATCTGCCCGAGGGAGTTCCCTCCCCCAAGGAAACGCTCGGATACGAAATCATCCGCTGGGCTCAGAAATACATTGTCCAGCCTGATGGCGAACGAGCTGGTGAGCCTTGGCAGTTCACTAAGGAACAGCTCCGCTTCGTTTTGTGGTTCTACGCCATCAACCCCGATGGCACATGGAAGTTCTCCGCTGGCACCCTACGACGAGCCAAGGGCTGGGGTAAGACGCCTCTGTTGGCGTCCATGGCCATTGTCGAGTTCATCGGACCTTGCAGGTTCAGCCACTTCAACGCGTTTGGTCTCCCGGTAGCCAAGCGGGTTCCGCTGCCTACGGTCCAGATCGGCGCCACGGCGTACGACCAGACCGAGCAGACGCTAGAGATGATCCGAGGAATGCTCTCGGAGTCTCCAGCCGAGAAGGAGTTCAACCTCGACATCGGTAAGGCCGTTGTCCAGTTCAAGTCTGGTAAGCCCGGCTCCATCAAGCCGAAGGCGACTGCCGGCCGAACCAACGAGGGTAACCGCCCGACCTTTGCCCTGATGGATGAGGTCCATCACTGGGTGGGCTCGAATGGCGGCCCAGACTTCTACCAGACCATCAAGCGAAACATCGAGAAGACGACCTCTGCCGGTTCGCGTTGGGTCACAACGACCAACGCCTACAACCCCAATGAGGACTCGGTCGCTCAGCAGATCCACGAGTCAGAGATGGTCCGTGCGGGCTACTGGCTGTACGACTGCATCGAGGGCCTGATCGAGCAAGACGAGCTGCGGGACGCAGAGAAGGTCAGCCAGGCCCTCATACAGGCATACGGCGACGCGACTTGGGCTGACATTCCCGGCCTGACTCGAACGATCCTCCACGACCGTACGACGCCTGATTCGACATACCTGCGCTTCTTCTTCAACACCATTGCCGAGTCTTCTGACGGCTGGATGTCTAAGTCTGAATGGGACACATGCTTCAACGAGGGCGATCCCATCAAGCCCGGCGATCAGATAGCCATTGGCTTTGACGGCTCGATCCGCGGTGACGCGACGGGCCTTGTCGGGTGCCGACTCAGGGACGGGAAGCTGTTCGTCAT